TGTCACTATTCCAGAAGTAGTAGAGGAACCCATACCAGATGTAATTATCAAAGTGGACAACGTGGGATGCCACATAGCAGAAGTACCTGTAATAACTTATTACGTTGCAACAGACACCGCCCGCGTTACTATTGAATGCGATAGCGACATCTTGTTTAACTACTTACCTGCCATAATAGATGAGGCTAATTAAAATGTACGAATACAAAGCAACAATAGTTCGAGTCGTGGATGGAGATACAGTAGATGTGGATATTGATCTTGGGTTTGACGTTTGGCTTCGCAGTCAGCGTATTCGTTTATTTGGAGTTGACACACCTGAATGTAGAACTCGAAATAAGGCTACGAAAGCCCACGGACTACTCGCAAAAGCCTACGTTCAAAAAGCTCTCATCGTGGGAAGAACATATGCTCTCACAACAAAAGAGAAAGGAAAGTTTGGAAGATTTTTGGGCGAGTTCAAGACGGGAAAAGGAGCTATTACGAAACTCCTTATCAAAGAAAAATTGGCTGTCGCGTACACCGGCCAGAATAAAAAAGACATAGCTGCTGCACAAGAAGCTAATCGTTTAGCACTAATAAAAGAAGGGAAGCTGCAATGAATAAAACACAAATGGCAACGTTGGTTTGGGAAGAAGAGTATGGCGAAGGTAGTGTGGAGCTAGTAGAAGAATTTACTGACGAAAATACAATTACTCAGCTAGACGCCTTGCAAGATTGGATTGATGCGCTAACTAATCTTTATAGCGAAACCTTAGAAACTTTTGAAACAAAACATTAGGAAAAGAAACTAAGTGAATATTATAACAATAGATTTTGAAACCTATTACGACAAACAGTTTTCGCTAAGTAAACTAACAACCGAGCAGTACGTACGAAGCCCAGAGTTTGAAGTGATAGGACTGAGCGTTAAAGTTAACGCAGGGGAAACAGATTGGATAAGCGGCCCGTTCAATGCAGTTAAAGAGTATTTACATGATAACTATGACTGGGAAAACTCTGCTGTTCTTGCTCATAACACTATGTTTGATGGTGCTATTCTTAGTTGGCTGTTTGATATTCACCCTAAGCTATACCTTGATACGCTGTGTATGGGCCGCGCATTACATGGTACGGAAGTCGGTGGCTCTCTTAAGTACTTGGCTGACATGTACGAGATCGGGGAAAAAGGTAACGAAGTAGGCAACGCTATAGGTAAACGCCGTCGTGACTTTACTGAAGACGAACTCGAACGTTACGGCGACTACTGCATACAAGACGTTGAGCTTACGTATCAGTTGTTTGAGATATTTCTGAAAGTATTTCCAAAGAAAGAACTAAAAGTAATCGACATGACGCTGCGTATGTTTATCGACCCCGTACTGGAGTTGGACGTAGGTAAACTCGAAGACCATTTGGATACGCTACAAGAGCAGAAAGAACACCTACTTGCAGAGTGTGGTATCGCAAAAGAAGAACTCATGTCTAATCCTAAGTTCGCTAAGGCACTTGAGGCGCTGGGCGTTGTGCCACCAATGAAAACAAGTTTGCGTACGGGTAAGGAAGCCTTTGCGTTTGCCAAGAGTGACGAGGGGTTCAAAGCCCTACAGGAGCATGACGATGCGCGAGTACAAGCCCTAGTAGCTGCAAGAATAGGTTTGAAGAGCACACTAGAAGAGACACGCACCGAGAGGTTTATCGACATTGGTATTCGGGGCACGCTGCCCGTGCCTATCAGGTACTACGCTGCACATACTGGACGGTTTGGTGGGTCCGACAAGATAAACCTACAAAACTTACCCTCACGTGGGCCAAATGGAAAGGTATTGAAAGCATGTATTTGCGCCCCTAAAGGCTACACCCTGATCGAAGCTGACTCTGCGCAGATAGAGGCCCGGGTGTTAGCTTGGTTAGCAGGACAAGTTGACCTAGTTAGAGCGTTCGAGAAAGGCGAAGACGTGTACAAGAAGATGGCGGCTACTATCTATAATAAGAAAGAAGAAGACATAACACCCGCCGAACGCTTCATCGGCAAGACTACTATTCTAGGTGCGGGCTACGGTATGGGTGCCGCTAAGTTCCGCGACCAGTTAAAGGGTATGGGTGTCGAGGTGACTAAGATAGACGAGGAAGAATGTAAGCGCATTATACGGGTGTACCGCAGTGCGAATGGAGGCATATCTCAGTTATGGCGAGACGCACAAAACGCTCTGATGGGGATGTACCAAGGTGAACGGTACGGTGTAGGTAAAGCTGGGGTGCTAAAGGTGTTACCAGAAGTTAATGGTATACGTCTGCCTTCCGGTTTGATTATGCGCTACGACGACCTGAAAGCCGAGGATGGTGAGATGGGCGTACAATTTTCGTACAAAACACGTAGAGGTAGAGTAAATATCTACGGCGGTAAGGTGATAGAGAATGTATGCCAAGGCATCGCAAGATGTGTAATGACAGACCAGATGTTATTGATTTCAAAAAGGTATCCTATACTTCTTACTGTACATGACTCTGTGGTATGCTGTGTTCCAGATAGCGAAGTTGACGAGGCTGCGGCTTATGTTGACGAATGTATGCGACACACACCCGATTGGGCACAGGGCCTTCCGGTGCGTGGTGACGTGGAAACTGGAAAAACTTACGGAGAATGCACTGAATGGGTAAACCCACATGGTCATTTAGCAGCATAAAGACGTTCGATCAATGCCCCAAAAAGTATTACCACACCAAGGTACTGAAGGACTACAAAGAAGACTTTAATACCGAAGCCATACTGTACGGTAACGAGTTCCATGAAGCTGCCGAGGTGTATGTCAGAGGCGATGTAGAAAAGCTAGACCCAAGGTTTGACTACGCGCTAACCGCGCTAGATAGACTTAAAAACATGAAAGGCGAGAAGCTCTGCGAATATAAGATGGGGCTGACTGAGAACCTTGAACCCTGCGGATTCTTTGATGATAACGTATGGTTCAGGGGTGTTTCCGACCTTACGATACTAGATAGAGAAGCCGGTGTAGCTAAGGTGTTTGACTATAAGACCGGTAAGTCTGCGAAGTATGCAGACAAGGGGCAGCTCGAACTGATGGCGTTAGCTACGTTCAAGCACTTCCCTGAGATAAAAGTAGTGAAGGGCGGCCTGCTCTTCGTGGTATGTAACGCGTTTATCAAAGAGACGTACACTATCGAGAACGAACCAGACTTATGGAAGAAGTGGCTTGGCGAGTACGGCAAGCTAGAGAAAGCATTTGAGGTAGATACTTGGAATGCTAAACCCACAGGGCTTTGCCGCGCATGGTGCGTGGTACTAGAGTGCCCACATAACGGTAAGAGGTAACGACATGCCGTACAAGAATCCGAAAGATAGACCGAAGCAGAAGAACAAGCCTGTAGGTAGTCCTGAGTTTGAAGCTCGGATGGAACGCCAACGTGCTAGAAGAAAGATGGACAGAGAAGGTAAGGACGCTAACAAGAACGGCAAAGCCGACAAACGCGAAGGCAAAGACATTAGCCACAAGAAAGCTCTAAGCAAAGGTGGTAGTAACAAGGACGGCGTGACTGTAGAAAGCCGTAGCAAGAACCGAGCTAGAAACTATAAGAAGAAAAAGAAAACAACTAAAAAGTAGGTGAGATATAGTAAATGCAGATAATTGATAACAGGGGCTTGCTCTTGCGGCTTCGCAATCCTGCGAAGATTACAACAGCAATACCAACAAGCAAGGCAGTGGGGGACCACGGCGTTCTGGTTAAATGGGGTGTGGACGAGGCTCGTGTACTTAAGAACTTAAATGTAAAGGACGTACCCTCACCTATTATGGGTATGTACGATTGGCCCGGACGGTATAAACCGTTTGATCACCAGAAAACAACTTCTTCGTTTATGACTATGAACCGCCGGTCCTTCTGCTTTAACGAGCAGGGCACAGGTAAAACTGCTTCTGCTATCTGGGCGGCTGACTTCTTAATGACACAGAAGTTGGTGAAACGCGTACTGATTATCTGTCCTCTATCTATTATGGACTCCGCGTGGCGTACTGACTTGTTTAGTTTTGCCATGCACCGCACCGTAGATATAGCTCATGGGGTCAAGAAGAAACGCCAAGAGATAATTAACGGCGACGCCGAGTTTGTCATTATCAACTACGACGGTGTAGAGATAGTGAAGGAAGAAGTGGCGAATGGCGGGTTTGATCTTATCATTGTGGATGAGGCAACCCACTATAAGAATGCACAATCTAAGCGTTGGAAAGTACTGGCTAGTGTAATAAAACCAGAAACGTGGCTGTGGCTAATGACCGGTACGCCTGCCGCACAGTCACCAGTTGACGCATACGGGCTAGCCAAACTTGTTAATCCTAAAGGCGTGCCTAGATTCTTTGGGGCTTTCCGCGAGATGGTAATGCACAAGGTGACGCAGTTTAAGTGGGCACCTAAGCCGACCGCTACTGATACGGTGTTCAATGCGTTACAACCTGCAATACGTTTTACTAAAGAGCAATGCTTAGACCTGCCAGAGATGACTTACGTTAAGCGCGAAGTGGACCTAACGGCGCAACAGAAGAAGTACTACGAAATTCTACGTAAGCAAATGATGGCTACTGCGGACGGAGAACAAATTACTTCGGCTAATGCTGCGGTTAACATGAATAAGTTACTACAGATTTCGTGTGGCGCGGTCTATACGGATACTGGCGAGACTATAGAATTTGACGTTAAGAATCGCTACAAAGTTCTACGGGAAGTAATAGACGAATCTAGCCAGAAGATACTTATCTTTGTGCCGTTCAAGCATGTCATCAGTATTCTTAAAGAAAAGCTGACCAAAGACGGTATAACAAGTGCGGTTATAAACGGCGAAGTGTCAGCACAAAAACGTACTGCTATCTTCAAACAGTTCCAAGAAACCAACGACCCCCGAGTACTTATCATACAACCGCAAGCTGCTGCGCATGGCGTAACGCTTACTGCGGCAAACACAATCGTATGGTGGGGACCGACATCTTCCCTAGAAACTTACGCTCAAGCTAATGCGCGTGTACACAGATCAGGTCAAAAGCACCCGTGTACTGTCGTGCAACTGCAAGGATCGAAGGTAGAGAAACACATATACAAGATGCTAGACCAACGTATTAACGTGCACACAAAAATGATTGATTTGTACCAAGATATACTTGAACTATAAGCTAAACTGCACTATATTAGATAAAACATAACTATAAACGGAGTGTGATGCCATGACAGACGCTGTTGTGTTGGACCTTGACCGCCTCGTTTCTGTGTACGTAAAGATTCGAGATAGGAAGTTAGAGTTAGCGGCGGAATTTAAAGAGAAAGAAAAAGAGCTTGACGCCAAGTTAGACAAGCTAAAAGAAGTATTACTAGAACATTGTAAAGAAACTGGAATCGAATCTGTGAAGACCGCTTCCGGTACGTTCTGGCGCACCCAAAAGAAACGTTTTTGGACAAGCGACTGGGAGGCAATGAGTAAGTTTATTGTAGAGAACGAAGCAGTAGACTTACTAGAGAAACGCATTAGCCAAGGTAACATGCGGCAGTTTCTTGAAGAAAACCCCGAACAACATCCGCCGGGGCTAAATGCGGATAACGAGTACACCATAACCGTACGGAGAAAAAAATGACCGAGTTAGAAAGCTACGTGCCTGTAGAGGAAGTGGCGGACTATCTTTCTGTAAAAGTGAGCACTATCAGGCAGTGGGTAAACAAGGGGTTCATACCAAAAAGTACCTATATAAAAGTAGGTTACACGTACCGCTTTAACCTTCCTGCCGTGATAGAGGCGCTTAGACAAGAAGAACCTGTCCCTGATCCGACACAGATAACCGAACAACTAGAGTTAGACTTTGATGAGGATGATGATTTATGAGCGAATTAGCTTTGTTTGACAATATGCCTGCCGAATACAAAGAGCTGCTGGCCCAACTAGAGCCTGATAAAAACGCGTCAGGTGGTGGAAATAAAACTGGCACTAACCGTCTTAGTATTCGCGGTGGGGTGTTCCGTAAGGTAGTTAACGGACAGGAAGTAGGAGAGCTTGAAGCCCGTGCAATAAATATAGTTATTGTTAAAACTTCCCCTATTTCCCGTATGTACTACGCTAGCCAATACACCGCAGGTGCTAATAATCCTCCGGCTTGTTGGTCTGCCGATTCTGGTGGGGGTAAGCCTTCTGGGGATGTACCAAGCGATACGCTTCAATCTGCGGCATGTTTTGATTGCCCTCAGAACATAAAAGGTTCTGGTCAAGGCCAGTCTCGTGCGTGTAGGTATCAACAACGTGTAGCTGTAATGTTGACTGATAGCGATGGCAAATTGAAGTCTAACTCGGTGTACCAGTTGTCTCTACCTGCTACTAGTATATTTGGCGATGACAAAAAGAAGATGGGACTACAAACTTATGCCCGTCTAATCGAAGCGCAGAGAGCACCACTTGCTTCGATAGTTACAGAGCTACGTTTTGATACTGATAGTTCTACTCCTAAGCTGTGTTTCAAACCGGTACGTGTACTTGCCGAAGACGAAATAGGTATGGCAGTAGCCGCCCAAAAGGATGAGGCTACGCTAAAACTAGTTACGCTATCTATAAAAGCAAAGCAAGAGACTAGCGTTCCACAACTAACTGATGATAAAGTTCCAAGCCCTGCTTCAGAAACCCCGGCGTTGTTTTCTGACGAGGAAGAGGAAGAGGAGCAGGTAGAAGAGCCAAAGGTTAAGGTGTCTAAGAAAAAGAAAGATGCCCCTAAACCAGATGTTGATTTGGCCTCACTGTTGGATGAGTTTGATGACTAAACCACGCGGGTGCCTTCGGGCACCCGTAATTCTCTATGACATGGACTAAATAATGATAATAGACACCAAACAGTTTTTAAGTACGGTGTTGAGTGATGAGGGGTATTACCACGTAGCAGGAATTGCGAAGAACAAACCTATAAAAGAAAAGTTTTACGATTCGCTAGATGCTGCTATTGAGACTGCAAACAACTTTAACGAAGAAGGGCGAGACTCTTATTTTGCATTAGGTTTGTTCCTAGATGCCAACAAGGGCCGTACTGCGCAAAACGTGCGTGGAATAAAATCGCTGTTCCTCGATTTAGATTGTGGCGAAGGCAAACCCTACAGCACCCAACAAGATGCACTTATTGCGCTAAAGGCTTGGTATAAGAAGTACGAGCTACCTCGCCCTACAGTAGTTAACTCAGGGCGGGGGCTGCACGTATATTGGGCGCTTGACCGAGCTTACACACGCGAAGAATGGCTACCTACTGCTAAAGGGCTAAAGGCT